CAAAAAAGAAGAATGAAGCGTGGCGCAACATACTACGACGCGGTTACGGACAAGTTCATAAAATATTCCCCAAAACGTAGGAAAACAATGGCGACAAAATCCCACGATATTGGTGCGAACGGATGGTACATGTATAAAAAATTTGATAAAAAGAAGCAATTAAAATCCCGTAAAAATACGCCTCCTCGAGCATTTTTAACCAGGAAAAGATTGGAACAGTCCAAGACCAAATCCAAGACCAAATCAAAGGTCAAATCAATAACAAGAAAAAGACAAAAGACGCGGCAAAAAACGAAATCAAGAGGCAAAACAAAAAAAAATTAGACTATAAAAAATAAATGAATGAATCACTTATTTTTTATAAATTTATACATCAACTTCTCCAAACAATATTTCCAAATTATACCCATCGTCGAATACATTTGTGCTCTTCTTCTTAATTTTTACAATATTTATAATTTTTAATTTACGTGCAATTCTGTCGTATTGCGATGTAAACGAACATTTATACATCCGCGTTGATTTGAGTTCCAATTTCACATCAAAATTGTAGTAGCACATTTCATTGTTATCATTAATATAGTATGGAATCTTGTATAGTGATTTGTCTTTTTCATTATACATAAAATCAACATACATTATTTCTCCTGTTGACACCAGATTAGGATTTTTTTTGAAATCATCAAATGTTATCCCAATTTTTCTGTTTGAACCATCTTCTTGTTTCACAATACCACCTTTTAAAATATCAACAAAATCTTTTTTACGAAGGTATTTACAGAGACAAGCGTATAAATCGTGTGCGTTGTTTTTAACACTGTCAAATTCCGATGGTGAAATATCGCCATTGGCACAAATATCATGAAGTAATTTTCTTCCAATTACCACCGAAGGGTCCACAATATACTTATAATCGTTTAAAATATCATATCCATATTTTTCCTTAATACCATTAATAAAGCCACGTTGCCAGTCTTCTGACTCTTCGTCTGGGGTCAACGCATTGTATAAGTCGTAATCAGTGAACGGGAAGTGAATGCTTTTGTAATAACCTCGTTTGTAGTCCATGATGCTATCCATTCTCATACAAGACTTTACCTTTTCCTTAATGTAAATATCATTCACTTTAATTTCTTTCTCCAATTTCGCCTTTTTTTCATATTGCTCGCTCAGAGCATCACTCGAACGACCAATGATATCCCTGAATAAATTAAATTCATGAGACAATTCATTTCCACGCGGGCGCTTGTAGTCCCATTCACTGTATTCCACGTAATTATTTCTACACATAGGGCATGTTTTGCTTTCATGGAGCCATTTAAAGAAGCAGGTACGGCAGAATTTGTGATTGCACGGGGTGGCAACACTATTTTCAACCGTAAGATCTTCGTAACAAATACCACATTGATGTTTTGTTTCGACACTCTCCTTCTCCTCGACACTCTCCTTCTCCTCGACACTCTCCTTCTCCTCGACACTTTCTTTCTTTTTGATTATTTTTACACTCATTTTTGTACTCATTTTTGATACTAGTTTGTTGGTTTACTGTATTTTCTGTTACTAAATTTATTCAAATCAATTTAATTAAATGAATCTAATTAATTAAATTTGACATTATTCCATCGAATTTTCATTCAAAATAAATTGTATATATTCCTTTATTTCATCTTCATTATTAAATACTACTCTATAATTTATACAATGGTTTTTAATGGGATACGATAAAATCCATTTATTATACAAATTATCATAGTCCAATGTTACCATCGCACATTCATTGTATTTTTTAGCATAAGCCCAAACGTGTGAAATATTATCGGGGCAGTTTGAGTAATATTTATCAATATCGGACAATTCGTAATAGTCTTGGTCAACGAGTTCTTTTTCTACACAAAAAACCATCTATAGTCTATTGGTAATTATACCATCATTTGTTTAATACATTTCAACAAAGATATTCTTTGTTGAAATGAATTAGAGAAAGGCGAACGAGTTAATTTATATGCAGTTCTACCATAATTACAAACCACGCGTAACTTGTAGAGGAGAAGGTCCTATTAAAATACGATTTCGTCGTCTTTCTGATAACATTAAATATTTAATATGTGATGGAGGTAACGGAAATATATATCATTATGATAATTTTTTTGAATGGAAGGATGGTAGAAGGGGGGAGAGGGGGTGTGAAAAACTTACTGGAATTGGTCCAAGAATTGTTGGAAGACATTATAAAAATGGTAAAATACGTTGGTTCTGCGATTTTCGGGGCGAGTTAGGACCTATTTTGTCAAACCCTCCTGATGATTGGGATAATGCTGTATGGATTTTACCTAATAATAATGTTGAAGGTCCTTTTTTATTTTCCAAACTTATGGATAAAAAACAAAAACAAGATTAATTATTTTTGAAATGGAACTCAATATTTTTAGAGAGGTAAAAGTAGTGTAACAAAAAAGTCCTTATTTATGACATAGAAATATTATTATGTTATAAATATTTATTTATTTAGATAATATATAAAATGACACTAGGAAAAAACATAGGAATAACACAGCCCAGACAGCATCCTCCTCGACCCAATAATGCAAAAATCATTGGCGCCACCTACGAGTATCCAAATAGTATCAAGAATAGTTTCTTCAATACGCTTAATTTTGGAACACCAAACGGCAGCAATCGCAAATTAAAAACGTACAACCAGCCTCAAACGTCAAACACAAACAGGGTAAACATGGAAAAAAATGTGGGGCAAATGGACCGTCTCAACCGCATAAAAGCATCGGCAATAAACCAATCCAAATAATCAAGACAAACATAACATTAACTATATTGAATTCAATGTAGGCCTATTCGCCATTGGATATAACTTATTATTTAATTTATATCTTAATATAGACCCGAAAGCGGCGGCTCCAAATATGAAAATATGCCATAATGAATGGAATAAAATGTATCGTTCGTTACCATCACCATCGTTATTAAAGTAACAAAACGTGGCCGCTGCCGAAAAGGCTACGCACGCCAATGAGTTGATATAAAAAAACTTCAAGTATCGCAAAATGGTCTTGTATTTGAATACAAATACTATAAATGTAATAATAGTTATTAAGTATATATTAATCAAATACAGTTCAAAAAAGAAAATAATCAAAAGGAGTGTATCTATATTATATGAAATGATGTAAATCCATGGTTCTCTTATTCTACAACAGTATAAAACAGTAGTTATTATCAAACTAGATGATTGTTCGCCGTCCAGAAAAGACCATATACCTCTGTATCTATCATGAAATTTTATAAACCCATTTCCATTGACATGGTATGAATGGTACATCAATGAAAATAGCAACGTGTATAAATACCTCAAAAAAATAAAGATGGACGCGTTCTCTTTTCTTATCTTATAATTCCATATAAATACTCCCAGGGGAAAGAGGCAGGAGCAATGCGTTATTAAAAGCCATATCGATGACATTTTGAATAGTTAATTAGTATGAGAAGAATGCATTTAAACACATTTAACTAATCAATTGGTTCGACCCCTGTATTATATACTGGTGTTCTTATTTTTCAATACAATTATTTAATTAATTAGCTCACCAATTAATTAAATTATACTAGAATTTCATTCCAACGCCATGCTCAATGTGGGGCTCGAACCCACGACCCTGGGCTCATAAGACCCATGCTCTACCATCTGAGCTAAATGAGCTAATTAACAACAAGCCATCATCAGCTTAATTGACTATTGTGGGGTTTGAACCCACGAGTACGAATACACCCGATCTTAAGTCGGGCCCTTTAGACCGCTCAGGCAAATAGTCAACTCACCCATACAACACACAACACCCCCATAGCGACTCTAGGTTTCGATCCTAGGTCCGTTTGGTTATGAGCCAAACACGCTTCCCCTGCGCCAAGCCGCTAAAATTATATTTGACTTTCAACAAACAAATTCTCTCGAATTCAAGTCAGATCCGGACAGTGTGAATCGAACACACGACCAATTGATCTACAGTCAATCGCTCTTCCAACTGAGCTATGTCCGGCAACAAGCCAACACATCCCCTCATCCAACATACCCTTCATCCAACATACCCCTCATCCAACATACCCTTCATCCAACATACCCTTCATCCAACATACCCTTCATCCAACGTACCCTTCATCCAACATACCCTCTATGCGTATTATAAGGTCGCCACCTTCGCTCAAAACAGGGGTCGAACCTGTGACCTCGCGATTAACAGTCGCACGCTCTAACCAACTGAGCTATTCGAGCACTTTCCTTGCCATGGCACTACACATTATTAATAGTAGCCATTTCTTTAAACTATTTTATTATATAATATTTATTCATTTATTCATTTATTCATTTATTCATTTATTCATTTTATTCATATTTTCACAGGCGAGTACATGCGTCTGTGGTTGTTCTCCAAACTGTTAATAAGTATTCCTCCCCAAACAAAAAAGAACAAAATCACATAAAAATAGATGGTTATCATGTCTCCACTGATTCCACCTACCCCTCCGTTGGCCTTAATGTTTGAAGCATAGTCTATATCGTTCATACAAGAGTAAGAGTCCATTTGATAAACTTATTGTAACTATCTTTTTATGTAATTTATTTAATGAAATAAGTTAAAAGTATTTTGAAAATTTTACATAATAATGAGCGGAATACTAATACCTTCTGATAAGAGCAAATGTACTATATTTAAAGAACATATGCTTGATGTAAAAAATATTTTAGGTGATAATATAACCTTTTTAATGAATCATTTACGTGCCAAAATGCACGACGATTTACTAATAGGAACAGAACACGGTAAAAAAATAATACCCGATTGTACTACTCCTTCAAGAGGGTTTACTCTGGAAGAGCCTAATCTTACGCAAAGCGAAAAGGTGGAAATTATTATAACAGACCCAAAATTCGGCATGTTTTCTCTGTTTAAATACCACTTGACAAGGGGCTACCGAAATGAAAAATTAAAGGAAAAGAATGCGTTCTACTGTAGCCATGTTTTTTCGTTATTGGCTGCCTTACCAATAATCATCTTTGTAGCCCAATGGTCTATTTATATAGCAATGGTGGCAAACGAAGTAGACGCCTACGACGGTAAATTATGTCCCAATGAATCCAATTGGAAAAAGAAACTAATCATGTTCGGTGCTTCGTCCGTCTATTTTGTGAGATCATTTTTCCTGTGGGATAATTTAACGGACAGGACGCGTCTACAAAAATTAACCCCGTCCATCGATATTTTAGTGATGATCGACACGTTCCAAGAATTTGGATTTAATTTGTTTGTGTACGTCGCTAATTTATGGATCATTTTTAAAGAAGACAATATCTACGACATGGTGTTGAACTGTGTTGCGATGGAATTTTTAATGAATTTAGATAACGAATTCGAGGAAATGTATTTCAAATATCTACCAGAATCAGCAGACGATATATACGATAACGTGTTCGTGTCCTACACGGTTAATCAGGACCATATTAAGGAAAGAAAGAAATCAAAATGTTTTGCTTGTGTGACATTTATGGCTTACATTCCATTTAAATTATTGACGATATCATTAATGTTATTTCCAATCCTTTGCTTTGTAATGATGATATACAGTCCATTGTGTAAATAATTCATTCAAAATCAAATAAAATTTATTGTAATTATAATAAATTTTATATATATAAATGTCTCATAACCAGTATTCTGATTACAAGCACTATTTAAAACATAAGGATTCGACTCAATATTTCAATGAAGCGAAAACATTACAATCAAATAGTTCGACCGATTACGCATTGATATCTAAGAATTTTCAAAAAGCATTGTTATTAAATAAAAATAATGTTGACGCAAAACAAGGATTAAAGGCAATGATAGACAACGTTCAAATAACCGCACAGGAATGTTTAAACATAAAAACTACCGCGCGAACAGAACTGTTGAATTGCTACAGCGTTACAGACCTGAAGTAAGAAGAGTTCATCTGTGATGAATACCGCTAACATCGATGATTTTATTAGTTTTTTTATCCAATATTGTGATTCTATTATTATAGTATACTGGAACGCCTGTTTTATAAACCAATTCTAAAAATTCATCATCTTCTTTTTTTTTAATCTCTTTTTGTTCTAAATTTAAACGCATTGTTTCTTTGTTGTATTCCTGTAACATTTCTTGAAAATCATCATCAATACCTTGTTTCTCGTTTAAGTTTTTATCGCCCATATGATCCTTATATGAAAGTGAACGAATATAATTTATAACAAAATATATATTTTAAAGCTATTTTTACAAAACTTTTGTAAAAGTTAATGAATTAAATAAAATTGATTTAAAAATAATAATAGTAGATAAACTATAATAATCATGAGTCTACTATTTCATAATAATACTGTAAGTCTATACGATAACTGGTATGAATCCCATGCCTCACTGTTGCGTGCTGTTTGCCTAGAGCTAGGCCAATCTGATAAAATCAATGAATTGATGGAAAAATTTGTTGGTGAAAAGATGAAGATGAAGGCGAAGAAAAATAAGAATCTTCCTAAGAAGCCGAAATCGGCATACTTCTTCTTCTGTGATGAAAAGCGTCCTGCTTTGCTCGATAAGGCCAGGAAGAAGGGAGGAAAGGTTAATATTGGAGAAATTGCCAAAGAATTGGGTCAAATGTGGAAAAAACTAAAGCCAGATAAGAAGAAGAAGCATGAAACACAGAACGCAAAGGATAAGGAGCGCTACGAGAAGGAAATGGCCGAATACACTCAAAAGCATTGTTAATTACTATTAACCTCCCCTTAATTAATATATCATCATCTAAAAAGTAAAAAATAAGAAAAGAAAAGAAAAAATAAGAAAAACTTAATTAAAATATTAAATTAGTAAATGATTAATATAATATTTTTTTATTATAAATGAAAATAGGCAATAAATATAGTAATATTAATAAGGCAGAACAAAAACACCTTCGTCCTAACCCAAATACTACCATAGATAAATTAAACATTGATCTAAATATTGATAATTACACCATAAACGATATGAAATTATTTATACGTCTTCCAGACAATGAAGAGTATGACAATTATCAACTAAATCAAAAAATAAATGAAAAGATAGACCTGATTTCGAAACTAAACATTGCTTTGGAGGAAAAGAGTAAAATAATTGATTTCATAAAACGAATTAAATTTGCATTGAAAGATAAGTTAAACATTAAGGGCGACAATAATTTAGCTGGTATAAACGATGAGTCATACTCCATCACTGATTTACAGCAGGACATGAAGAAATTAGCCTCAGTGGTTCAAGACAGAAAGGATAAAGAATTGGAGTCCATTTTTATTAGTCCCATTAATCCGGGCGTAGTGAATGATTTAAAACGCAACATTGTAACCAGTCAGTTGAGTATTGATACCAAATTTAGAAAAAATTATTTCACTACAAAAAGCACCAATTTTACTATAAATTTGGCAACGCCGCTCAAAAATGTAATATCAATGAAAATGTCGTCGTTGGAAATCGCCAATATACAGCATGTTATATCAGAAACATTGGGGACAAATGGATTTAAGATAACCAAAATACCCAAAACAGGCGACAGCGTAACAACCACGGTTAGGGTTCCCAGTGGAAATTATAATTCTACGGGACTTGAATCATCGCTGGTTGGTTCAGACAGTAATGAGAGAGCGCTTGCTTATGCAGGATGTTCTATCTCAATAGACGCAAACACAATGAGAGCAACCATTTCTGGCAATAGCGATGGAGATATACTGGAGCTCGATTTTAGTAATTTAGTCCATCATACCGCGCCCCCCATGAAATCGTTGGGTTGGTTATTGGGTTTTAGAAAAAAATATTACAAGGGACAAAAATCATACACCGCTGAAGGCACTGTTGATTTAGCAGGATGCAAATATGTATTTCTTTGCGTGGATGACTTCAAAAACACAACACAGGACGTTTGTACTATTCTCTATGAAAACTCGTTTTTAAGGAAGCATATTTTGGCACGAATACCCATGCGCGAAGGGAAGGGAGCGGTTCTTTTCGACGACCCGTCGGATAAAATAACAAAAAAGCGACACTATTTTGGACCAGTAAACATAGACAAATTACACATTCAGTTGATAGATGAATATGGTACTGAGATAGACATGAATTACAATGATTTTTCATTTGCCCTGGAGTTCGATATTTTGTACGAAAAATAATGAAATACAAATACAAATATATATATAATGAGTGTCAAAATATCAAATAAAACGCACCCATTTCTTCAACCTAACCCTTCTATATTGAAATTAAACATCTCTCCCACTCAAAAAGATATATCAGGGAGAGATGTTGATGTATTCGATTTGGAATCGATCAAAACAATAGACGGTGATTTATTAAGAAAAACATTCACCACCAGTAGCAAATATTTAAACATAGACCATAATTATTTTAGAGTGAATTATAAGTACACTACACAGCTTTTCAACAATATAAAAAAGGCAATCACATATAAGTTCAACAATATAACCGAAGGGTTGAATTACACTCCAATGGTCCAATCATTGCAAGAACATTATTCGTGTGTACTTTCACATAGTATATTTGGCGTGCCAAATATGACAGAACCATTTAATGGTATGTCTATGTTATCATCCGCAATTGAAGAAGAAATTGACAATATGATCCATCGTTTCTTGAGTATGGAAACTTACACCAACGAGCAACCATTAAACGAATTGAAGGAACTGTTGAAGGAAGAACATTTTATATTAAAATTTCAGTGTCTTATAAAAACCCCGCCATCGCTCGAAATACACAACATAAAAGACAGCATATGGAATATATTTGTTTTAGTGGATTAATTGTTTTGATTGTAATTATTTGTTATAAATTTTGGTTATAATTATCTAGTTATAATTTATATACAAATGAGCGGAAATCTTATTTTTGAAATACCAATTATATTTGATGTGTGTGGAAATCTCACCTTA